TACCTCGCTTAACGCAGCCGTGTTTACGCCGGGGCCATAGGGGTCATTAGTTTGATTTCCCCCGTTTTTTACATAAAATTCTATAGCTAACTGGTCTGGAGTTTTTTCTGGCTGATGACCCTGCTGAATTATATTGTCATAGGTTTGCCATAACTTGTCTCTTGCTTGTCCAGCTATAACATTAGCTTCTCGTTGTGTAGGGTCTAGATGATCAAGGCTTGTTACCCATCCAGAAGTGTACCTAGTCCCGCCCCATATATCATTTACACCAAAACCACGAATTGCTGGTCTGTATTCATCGTCATTATATGTAGGCTCAATGTCGCCAATAGATGCTCTGTCCCCAGAAATATCGTTGTAATTCCAATCAACTTTTCCATACTGTCTTGATAATGCAGCGGCAGCTTGTTGCAATCCTGAACTAACCCATTGATTTGAATTCCAATCAAAAGAGTAATTTGGGTCATTACCCGTTCTGGGGCCACCATCATCATCATAAAGAGTAGTTTGCGGAGCAGCTACTGAGGGTTGTTGTAAATCATAAGTAGCATTGCCATCTCCATCATAACTGATATTACTAGTTCTTCTTGACGCAAAGTCGTATGGGGATTTATAAGCCATTTTGATCTCTTGGATTTACTGCATTCACAACAGCTTCAGCCCAGTTCTGCCAGTTATCAAACCCATAAGGAGATGGCATGGCTTCATTCTGAAATATATCAATTCCCGTCAGTCCAGTAGCCCACTCTTGCCACTTATCTTCAGAGACACCAGATTGAAGCTGTTGAGCAGCATACGCCTCTACCATAAGAGAAGACCACGACTCAAACGTGTGATATCTAGGATCATATACAAGAGGTTGCATTATCCATATCCTCTAACATCGCCAACATCTGCATTGAGAAGAATTTTACCTAACTGGTAATCACCACCCAAAACATTGGAAACAATTTTTATCCGAAGCTCTCGACGCTGCTCTTTCATGTCGATCTTCCCAGTAGTGGGAGAAAAAACATAGGCATCCGATTGCTTGTCCTCTCCTTGAGCAAAAGGGCGACCTGTGACGTACAAAGACATTTCGCCGGTCTGGATGAAGTCAGGCTCCACTCTTTCTAACCGCAACCATCTATTTATTCCTACCGCCGAAACATCCGATGGGCCTCCAGAAACAAGACCCAGATCATTAGTCTCGAAATAGCTTTCTATTGCAGTCGCAACAGCACCGCGTATCTGGTCTACCCCAATCTCATGTTGCCATAAGCTGACAAAATCCATAGTGGACAAAACTTCTATCTGAAACCCTGAACCAGCGCCGCCTAAATTAGTATTAGACGCAGACAGTAAATCACCTGTAACGTAATCAGTTCCTCTGTTATAAATTTCTACTACCGTAACAATACCACCGGCAACAGTAATATTTGCGGTAGCTAGTGTTCCGGTTCCACCAGTAAGAGGAACTGCCGCATATACGGCGTCAACGTAACCAGCACCGGCAACAGTTATAACAAAAGTATTCACTCCGCCTACTGCATTAATTTCCGTTCCCGAATTAATTGGGTAATGAAATACTTGAGAAAAATAACCCTCTGTTCTACGCGCTCCCATAGCTTCGCCAGCGTCATACCATACCTTTTCTCGCGGGTTAAAAATGACGGCGTTGTTGCATTCCTCAGAGTCTCCGCTAGGGTAGAACCACCAGATTTCACCGTATCGCGGGACTTTGCTGGCATACACCTTTTGTCGTTGCGCGTAGTTTAAATTATCAAAAAAGTAATTCTGATTGAAGGTATTCGGTATTTCTTGAACAGTGCCGTTGTAGAGCAAGAATCTATCAACGCCGCACCAGTAGTAAATACCGTCATACTCAATAACCGACTGGCTGGACATAATTGAAGACTGGCTAGAAATGATGTCATATCTCCAGTACAGTTGTTCCGTAACAGACCCAGTAAATATTTGCGTTGGGGCATAACTGACACGAATCAGAGAGTCCAAAGACCAGAATAGTCCAGCCGGAGCGTTAGACCCGCCACGAACAGGAAGCCCCTGCACTATCTTGGTAGAGGCTACATTCGTCTCGTTAGCGTCCGGAGCGTTCCAGTCATATGGGTTGCCTGCACTGCAATTCTTGATAAGGCCATTATTCCCGTATACAAAGACGTATGGGTGCAATACAACTACGCCACCAGACACCTCTATCGGGTCGCCACTGGGAGTTGTTCCAGAAGTATCTTCCAATTGCGCTGCTACAAGACTACCTATAACGCTGGCCAAAACAGGTGTATTTGTCTGGTTGTTGATGTCTTGAAGATTCAGTCCGGGGTGTGCCAACAACAATTCATCCCCGCCTCCTGATGAATCAAAAGTAGCGTCAAATTGCCATATGTTGTAAGGGCTTACAGTAAAATTTGATAACACTACATCCGAGAGACCTGCCCCAACCCCGTTGTTATCTATTGGTAAAACCTGTAACCCGTCCGAGTAGCCGCTGTATACGTCGTTGTAAGACGCTTGAGGATTGAGGTAGATGCCCCTAGACGGGCCTGCAAGGTTATCGATGATCTCTCTATACCCCAACATCTTGCGAGGCCGCCCACGTTGGAACCTAACCCACCTCCCATCGTTATAGGTGCTTGCATCTAATACGGTGCCGTCCCGTTGTATTCCCGGCTTTGTGTCCAGAGAGAATACTTTTGCGGTCATTAGAATGTACCGCCAAGAACTCCGCCTGAGAATGTTCCAGTACCCACTATGGACAATCCAGTAGCAGATAAAGTAGACCTCAAAACACCTAGAATTGCCGTGTTAAATTGTCCAGCGCCTACACGAAAAACGCCAGTAGATGTCTCGCTAATAAAGTTTAAAGAGGGTGTAGACACGGTTCCATTTGTCAATGAAAGCGTAGACCCCGCAGCTTGCACTGTATTGGCATTGTAGAAATTTAGCCCGTCACAAACTACGGTAGCTTGCTGCCCTTGTGGAATTACAACCGTAGAACCAGTTGCTGTTTTTACGGACACCGTATATGCATTAGTTGTTTGATTGCTAATGACATAAAGATTGGTAACTGGTGGGTATGTTGCAATTACATTCCCCGTCAATGCGCCTTGAAACTCTTGCAAAACTGACTGCGCCTGAGATGATGAGATAGTCACAGAGCCGGTAGTCACCGGAATAACGGCTGTAGTAAAAGCAAAGATATTACTAGTCCCGTAGCCCACCGAAACATATTCAGTGCCGCTACAAACAATAAACGATGCCTCGTCTGGGTTGTATTCCTTACTTGCAGACCCGTCTATTAAGTCAGCGCCAGAACACGTTATTGTGCAAGTTCCTGTACCGTTGTTCTTGAACAGCACAAACCAGTTGTCCCCTATAGAAGTGGCTGTAGGTAATGTTACGCCGCCAGAACCACTCGACCAGACTTTGGTCTTTGCTCTGTCCGCCGCCACAAAAGATTGAGTATCACCAATCCCAGAGGTTGGGTGACTTTGATTAAGCGTATTAGAAATAGCCAATAGGCCGTAACCGGCAAGCGTAGTAGCGTCTGGCGATGAAGTCCCAGTGCCAAACGCAATGATCCCCCATGTTCCTTGCTCGTCAGGGTTATCAGTGATGTAGATGTACTGAACTTCTCCGGCAGCTACAGTCACAATAACATTTGTGCCGTCATAATCCATTACATCAAAATCTTCACCGCCTACGTTACGGATTAGCGCGTCGTTACCTACCGAAGATTGATTCGCGGGGGGCATCCACAGTTCAGACACTCCTGTCGTCGTAACTTCCATGATTCTTGCTGCAACGTCGCCCGATACCGTTCCGTTGATAGGCCACTCCAATTGAAGAGTAGTGTTTGCAATAGAAATAGAACTGTACGATACGTCAGTCGGCTGTATGACATTGCCAGTAAATGGGGAGTTGAAACTCATGTCAGTCCTTTAAGTGTCAAGCACAACAGCTTGTCGGTCGCCAATACGCTGCACATCTTCAGCTTTAAGCGTATTGATGATTAAATCATACTGCTGCTGCCACATTGCAATCCGCTCGTCGTTTTTCAAAAACGGCATTGCTTGCAGCAAAGAACCGTAAAGCATAGCCTGCGGAGCGTAGATCGTAAACCAGTTAGTCTGGTTGGTAGAATCAAGAGGCTGAACACGCTCGTAGTACAGAACCTCGTAATCGTAGGCCGTGTCAGGAGTAGGGGCTACTAACCAATGGGTGTAATCATAATCCGCATAGAACTTCGGTGTGCCTTGAACTGATGGGTCTGGGGCGTACTCCCGAAGGTATTCATACTTCCTCACAAAAACTGGCTGGCGCTTTCCGTTTACCGTTACGTTCATAGAAATAGTTTTGTGCCATCTTGCGGGCTTGTCTATGGTCGCTGTTGCAATAACCATATTGCTTGTGTTCACAGTCAAGTTACCCAAAAACTTAATCTGACTAGCAATAACTTGCTCTGCGAGCATGATAAAACGCGGAATCTGAGCAATGGTTGCGTCGTCAGTCCGTTCTAGATACTGCTGAATATCTTCTACGAGCGAATCGTAGTTCATAACTTGCGCGGTCGTCATGTTCCATGCACCTTTAAACGATCATTCCCTCGGCAGCTTTCTTACCTTCCGCAACCCGATTAAGCCACCCTTTGCCAAATGTAGGATAGTTAGCAAGACCAAGATAGAAACTTTTCTTAACGTCTGAAAACTTCTCAATAAAATCTTCTGCATTTGTATCTTGAATAGCCTTCACGGTTACGGGGCCGATGACACCATCAGCCGTTATATTTAGGGCGCGTTGAATAGTTTTGATGCTACGGAACGCACCAGCATTAACAGCAAAATCGAAGGCAAGATAATCAGCCCCACTAGGAAGCTGGTCGCCGTGGACAGCATCCCAAT